CATCTTCTAATGCTTGTTCTATAGAATCTTCTTCTAATTCATCAGTAATTTCATTAACAATTGTATCATATTTAGAATCATCTGTTTGACTTAATGATTTAGACTTTTCTGTTTGATCAGACTCTTCTGTTTGAGTATTTTCTTTTAACATCTTATTTTTTGTTGAATATTCTTCATAATTTTTATTATATATTTTTTTTTCTATAAAATCAATAATTTTATAAAATATAGTGTCATTTATTTCATCAGTCATATCTGTTTTTAAATTATAGTATTTATTGATAATATTTTGACTTAATATATCTGCAAAACTATCATATAATGATCCTTCAACATTACTATTAAGTTTGATAAACTGTTTTTGAGTAATAGATAAGTGTAAATGTAAATCAGGTCTAAAATCTATTTTTGATTCAGGGAAAGATAATCCATATAAAAGTATCCCCTGACCATAATAACCTTTGAAGCTAGATTTAAGTTTATCATTATTTTCTTTTAGGATATTTGCAACATCGTTATTTACCTTTTTATAATTATATTGATCTAGATTATCTTTTTTAATAATTTTTGGTCCTTCTAAATTGATAGTTCTCATATTAAAATTTTGTGATATATCAGTTATTAAATCGGTTATATCAAGACCTGGTGTATGAGTTATTATGAGTATTAATTTTTTATATTTATATAAAAATGCATCATATATGTTATAATTATGTAATGACATTTATTATATTATAATAACTGAAAAATTTATTTTTCCTTAATTTTGTATATTTTTTATTATTATTTTAATTTTATAATATATCATATAATGAAATTCTTCTTATTCTATAGTAATAAGTGTAGATATTGTAGTAGTATTATTGATCTAATAAATAGTGACAATCTTAGTAACGAGTGCCAAATGATATGCTTTGAAGATGAACCATCTAAAATACCATCAATTATTACAGATGTTCCTACTATAGTTGCACCTAATTTAACTCAACCATTAGTTGGTATTGAAGCGTTAAAATGGATTGAAAATAAAAAATATTATGATCAAATTACAAATAATATAAATAGGATAAATGTTATCAACCCAAATATAGAATCTGCAATTGATTATTTAGCTTTCAATAAAAAAGAAACAATTTCAATATCTGATTCTTATACGAATATTGAAGATGTAGATATAGAAAAAAATCAGTTAGATTTTACTAAAATATCATTAAATGCACCTATAACAAATAATGTAAGAAATATAAAAATTGTTGATACAAAAATAGATAATACAACACAAGAAACAAAATTGAGAGAGTTAATTAATATGAGAAAACTTCAGATGATTCATAAATATTCAAATACAATGCAAATAAATAAATAATTTAAAGATTAATATTATATGATATAATATTATATGTCTAATTCAGTTATGTCTGATAAAAATAAGCTTTCAGATATCATTAATAAATATAAACAAAAATTAGAAGATTTACAAATAAAAATAATTCCATTGTCATCTTCTGATTTAGAAGAACTATTTAATGGAACCATAATTATGTTTATAAATGAATTAAATAATTTATATAATAAATTGATAGAAAATGATAATAAGATAAATAATTCACATACAATGAATCAAATTGAAGAAAAACTATCTAAATTAAATATGGTTATTGATCAATTAGAAGGAAAACAAAGTTTTTTTAATGTAAATGTGACTGATATTATAATAAGAGGCTATATAAACTATTTTTATTTATCATATAGAGATTTATTTATGGATTGGGATATTAACAAAATAAAAAGTATAGATAGATCTGTAATAAGTGATGTGGTATTGAATGGTGTTAAACAAGAACAAGTAGATGTATCTGAAAGTTCATTAAATTTAATTCCGGAAATAGTTTCAATATTTAATAATTTGAATTATAAAGACAATATAAAATTTCTATTTTTGATTAATAATTTAAATGTTATAATAGATAGAATTTTATTGGATAGATCAATAAAATGATGAGATCATATTATGATTAATAATTAACGCATCTCACAAATAGTCATACGCATATTTGATAGCAGATATATATTATTTGAATTAGTAAGATTATTAAATGTATCTTCCATATTTTGTATAGTTGATTTAAATCTATTTGAATTATGATTATTATTAACAAACTGACAAAACTCATTTAAAGTTTCTACTGTTTTATTAAATTGAAATAGTTTTTCATTATTTTTGTCACACCATAATAAGAACTGTTGATAATAAACTATCAGTATAGTTTTTATAATATAGTAGGCAAGAACATTTGAGTTTTCTCTATATAGTTTCATCTTATCTGTAGAAAACAGTAAATCATTATATGTCATGTTCTGATAATTTAACGTTTTAACTAATTGAAATAGACTATATGACATTTCATAACTGATTAATGTATTAAAATTTGATATAAAATTTTCTAGATCATTTTTATCTTCTAAAACACAAAAACTACAAAATGATAAATTTATTATTTCTGCCCAACATTCGGTATATGATTCGTATAGATTAACTTTTGATTTAACTCTAAATATATTGTTGATATATTTAGTGACTTTATTATTGTTCATACCAGAAAAATCCAATCCAAAACTGTGAAATGATTCATGAATAAGCACTTTAAACCATTCTTCTTTTCTATATATTATTATTTCTGCATTTTCTGAACATGATGTTGTAAAAGCTGAATTAACATGTAATGAACCTAATATGTCTGTTTTCTCTGTTGGTAGCTGTTTTTGAAAATCAGTTAAGTATAGATAAATTTTTAATGTTTTTGAACATCTATTTGGTGATTGAAATTTTAAGATATATAACCACATAGCTATTTTTTTGATATAATGATCATATTTGTCTAATATTGGATATTCTTTATCATATATTATAAATATTACTCTAATTTGTCTATCAGATACAGTAAAATCATATATGATTTCAAATGATGAATTTTCAAATATATGTTTTTTTATCTGTTGAGGAAAAAAATCTGAATCAAAATTAGAAGATGGTTTTATAAATTCTATTTTATTTATTTTGACATGATATTTAATTGGATATGACATTAAATAGTTATATGATTCCAATATCATATCATATATCTTTTCAAGAATTGGTTTTATCTTAACATCTGATAAGATATCTATAACATGATTACTGTTTTTAAAGAATAACATTAGATATTTACTATTTTTTGTTAAACGCATAATATAAATGATAAGAATTTTTTTTATTTATAAATGATTTAAAGATTATATAATTATATGGTATATATACACATATGAAAGATAAATTGATTGGTGCAATTGTTGAAAATTTCAACAATCTTACGGTTAATGCTAAAATTGACAAAAGCTTTACTGAATCAGATTTTTTAGAAATTGAACAGATATTAGAACCGCTATTAAATAAAATATCAATCCCCAAAGATAAACAATTAGATGATTATTCAAAAAATAAGAAAAACTTTAATGAACTGCTATTATGTAAAAATGAGTTGTTACAATTTCAATTTAATGATTTGAAATCTGATGATTTTATTAATATTTTTGGTAATGAATTAAATGAGAATTGGAATTCATTATATGTAATCTTGATTTCATATTATAGTATATTGAAACTAGACAAGGAAAAATCAAAATATTCTTGCAGTTATATGATTGACCGTTTAATGAAAAGAGTTGAGGAATTTAGTGTTGAGTCATCAGATTCATCTGATGAAGAGCCTGATGAAGTACCAAATGGTGAGTTTAATGGCGAGTTGATACCTAGTTTATTAGGTGATATTAAGGGATTATTGAATGCAGAGGATTTAACAGGTTCAAATATAATAGAATTGACTAAAAATTTAAGCAATAAATATCAGACAATGATAGATAATGGTGATGCAAATATTGATGAATTACTAACTGGTGTTATGGGATTATTAACTGATCCAAATAAGATAGATAAGGAATTTTCAGATTTTGATGTATCTAAGATTAAAAATCCTGATAAGATAATTTCTGATATTACAAATGATCCAAGTATTAAAGATGCGATGAGTATGATAGATCAAACTGGTTTATCATCAAATGCTGGTATGTTTGGTTCAATATTATCTAATTTTATGGGAGGTAGTAATAGTGATGATAATGAACCTCAAACGATAGCTGAGTTAGAGACCGAGATAGAAAAATTAATGAATGATGTTAATAATGTTAATGTTAATGATGTTAATGATGTTAATGTTAATGATGTTAATGTTAATGATGTTAATGATGTTAATGAGGATTAGATATTTGTAATATTTGTTTTTATGATGTTATAATATTATAAAAACAAATTTTCATCACTAATATATCAATTATATCATCAAATATTTTAACATGTGACTGACACAATAATTAACAAACACATTACACCTAAAATCAAAAATGAGAAAATGCACAGAAAATTCTCATTTTCTGGTTTTATGTGTAATAGTGAAGGTCACTGAAAGAAGAAATATGATTAGATCAAAATATTATATAAAACAATAATATGATATAATGGAGAAATTATTGAATTTTTTCCCTTCAAAAAATTATAATACTTTAGAAAACAGAGATGCTATAATTAAATTTTTAATATATGCAGCTATTTTGATATATATATTTCAAAATGACGATAAAATGATTAAAATAATTATAATACTAATAATAGTAACATATATTAGTTTCAATCTAATGAATAAACAGACTAATGAACAATTTAAATGTAGAAATACAACATTAGAAAATCCTTTAGGAAATATCTTACTATATGATACTGATTTTGATAAAAAAGTGTGTGATGATAATGAAAAAATCCAAAATAATTTAGATTATAATGTATATTATAATTCGAAAGATCTATTTAAAAAAGAGAACAATTTAAGACAGTTTATAACAATGCCATCACAAACTTTTCCGAATGATATACAAAATTTTAAAGAAAATCTTTATCAATTTAATGATGATACCTGTAAAATTAATTCAAAAAATTGTATGTATAATGAAGATATAAGATATCATAAAAAATATTTTTATCAATAACAATAATATATTATTAATGTTCGTCTGTAATTGGTTGAAAAAAAAATATAGTAATTCAAATAAAATTGATTCTATTCAAGAAATTCCTAATTATGAATCAGACCGTTCAGATAAAACAGTAGATTCAATCAATACAAACTCTTTTGAAATGTATATAATTTGTGATAAAAATGGTATAATAAATGATATATCACAATCTGTAACACAAACACTTTTTTACAATGAAAATGAATTAACTGGTAATTCAGTCTGTATATTGATGAATACACTGAATGCTTATTTACATAATAAATTATATTTTTCAAAATATCATCAAACATTAGGTTTATATAGTCATGCAATCCAATATAAATTAAAACAGAAAAGAGACACAATTATTTACAATAAATATGACAGACCATTATATGTGTCAATTACAGTTGAAAAATATAATGATAACTTTACTATTATAACTATAATGAATAAATCATTCAATATTAACAACAATATGTATCTCTATTCACACAAAATAGGTTTAAAAAATAGAGATTTCATGGAATCATCAAATAATATTATCATAATTATGATTGATTTTGTTAATTCTACACAAATATTAATTAATAAAGGAATCACAAATACGATAAATATACAATTTTCTTTTTATGATGACGTTATAAATTTACTAAAAAAATATTTCTATCCGTATATCTATATTCATGAAATATTAGGTGATTCATATATTTTTGTTATAAATGCTGAATGGAAAAACAGTATAACAGAATATTGTACATCAATTGCTTTTGATTTTATCAATAGATTATATCATTCAACTAAAAACTATATCAATTTTAGAACGGGCATAACATATGGTAAAATATATTATGGTATTATAGATCATAATTTCCGTTTTTTTGGTGAAAATATAAATTTATCATCTAGATTATGCAATATTTGTGAAATTGGAAAAATAGTGACTGATACTTTATTTTATGATAAATTACTGGATGAATCACTTATAGAGATTATAAGTGATATTATAGTATGCAAACCAAAAGGATTTGGTACAGTGAATTGCTACTCTATTTATTTAATGGATGAAATAGCAATTCACTATTCAGATCAATATATTCAAAGATTATATTGATCTCATAATGTTAGTCATTCTCTGATTATCTAACAGTAACATCAATATAATCTTTGAATATTTGATTTATTATAGATTCCATAAGATTAATTTACAAATAATAAATATATATAGTTTTATTATAGTTATATTCAATGTCAAATAATTTTGATTTTAATCTCAAAGGAACTTCATTTAATACTTTAGATAGAGATTTATCAATTAGAGTAAATCATCCTGATGATGAATTTAATATATCTAATAACCAATATCCTGTTTTTAATCAACTAAATAAACCAACAGAGTATAAACCAAAAAAAGAGAAAGAGAAAGAGAAAAAGGAGAAAAAAGAGAAAAAAGAGAAAAAAGATAAAAAAGATAACGAAAAAGAACCAACAAAAAAGATTAAATACATTACAACCGATCCAGATAATTTTGCTGATTTTTATTCTGTTGGGAAAAAATATGGTCAAAATTACAATACTGACCAAGAGAGTGAGCTATTATATAGTGAAGCAACTAGAACAAAACATATAAATACAAAAGAATCATCTGAATATTGGGATAATACTAAACGACGTAATTTAGATACATCTGTTTATACAAATAATCCAACAAAAATACAGGGGAGGGGGTTTGGAAATATTGGTCGTTATGATAATTTGTTTAATGGAATTGGTCTAGCAACTAGAGGTGAAAATCCAGAAAAGAATCCTAGAAGTGTTGAAGACGATAGAATTTTTTTAACTAATCATAATTATAATCACGACAAATATCACACAACAGAAATGTTACCTTGTGGTTCTGATACAAGATATTTAAATAAAAAGATGATATAAATATTTAATATCATAATTAAATATTATAATTTTCTTTCTTAATATTATAATATTATATGTCAGGTTATAATTCAAGATTTCTTTATGATCAATGTACTATAGACCAAAATTTAAAATCAAGTACTGATCCATGTCGTTATCAGCTAATGTTAGATAAATTTGAAAACATTAATATGACTATTAAGAATGGTCCATGTCAAGGAGATATTGTTAAAAAAATGAGTTGTAATCCATGCAATGATAACAATATTGCCAATATTGAAGCAAAATGGGAAACAATTGGTTTAAGAACTGAAATTGAGAGTGATTTATGGGCAATTAATCGTCCTAATACTCGTTGTGTTGATTTAAAGTATCATCCATGTGGTTCTGGATGTAATAAAAAATATTGTTCTAAAACTTGTCCAAATCATGTTATTGTCAATACTCGTTTATGCGATAGAAATATTGTTCCAACCAATAATAAAATGCCATTAAGAACTGGATTTTAATTTAACCATATTTTTTATTTGATTTATGAATTCAAATCAAATAAAAAATTTTATATAGTTCTAATATATATAATAATGTCTGGATATAATTCTAGAAAAATTTATGATAATTGCTATAGCTACGAATTTATTGATCAACAAGTTAATCCATGTAGATATAGAACATTTAATGGTTTTGGAGAGAATAGTAATAAATGTCATGCATTAAATGGTCCAAGATCAAATAAAGCAAGAAGTACAGGCGAATTAGGAAACTCTGAATATGGTAATAGAGTTGATATTGAATCACAACTATTTAATTTAGATGTTCCTGATTCAAGATGTATTACATTAAATACATTAATGGAAAAAAATGAAAGATTATCAAAATATATGAATAAACAGATTAAACACTCTGAATGTGACAAAAAACAAGATATCCAATATACAAGATTAGATAAACCCGTAAATGAACTAAGATCAGTTTATATTAATCGTTTTGAATATCCAATTATTGATCCATTAGAATTTGTATATTATGGTTCCTCCAATACTAATCAAGTTGGTAATCAAAGATGGGGAGTTAATACACAATTAGAAGCAAAAGATAAAATAATGAAACCAAATATGAAACCAACATCACTTTTGACTAAATAAATATTCTATAAATTAATTACTTTAAATTAATTTATATCATAAAATTATAATATGGAAATAGCATTAGTTGCAGGATTAGGATTAATAGGATCTTATATCGTTAATAAATCAAATGAAGAAGATGATATAGATAATACAAATAATACAGACAAAATCAAAAATAAAGTAAAACTGATTGAAAGAAATGAGATTTCCAAGGATATCACATATGAAGATGGTTATGATACTGATAATAAAATCAGATTATTTCCTTCTCAAACAAACTATAAAACGAAACATTTATATGATAACCAAGCTATACCAAAATTAGATGAAAACTATTATAAAATAGCTTCTGATCAGAGAGAAAAGAGTAAGATACCCGAAAGAACAAACGTAATACCACCATATTTTAATCAATTAATGGAAAACTCTAATAAATTAACAATGGGTCCTGTTCCAACATCTGAGCTATTAAATACATCTAATAATGATAGTTTTGAATCATTTTTCAATTTACAAACAACAGATAATAAGGGGGATCCCGCTAGTATGGGAGATGCATGGAAAAGCAGTAGTAAATCAAATATATTAAATTTAGAGAGAAAGTTAGCTTTATCGCAAGGTTTTTCGCCATTTGATCCAGATCCAACAAGTGATATGACATATGGTATAGTACAAAAAGAAGATTTTGTTCATAATAATATGCAACCATTTACTAATAGACGAGATATTGGTAAAACAGAATCAAATAGTTTTGAGTATAAAATGGAAATATTTTCAGGATCATCTAAAAATTGGAATCCAAAAAGAGAAACTATCCCTTTTTTTAATCCAGAAGAATATAAACAAATACCATTTGGTACTAACTTAGTATCTGATGCTGAAAGAGACAGAATAATTCAATCTAGAGTTAAACAAAATGAGAAACCATTTGAACCTGAACGAGTTGCACCAGGATTAAATTTAAAATATGATGAACTTCCTATTACAGGGTTTCATGATCCATATAGAGCTTTACCAAGAGATACAAATGAACTAAGACCTATAAATAAACCAAAATTAACATATGAAGGTAGAACACAAGCTGTTCCCAAAAAAGGAGAAAAAAGAGGAATTATTGGTTCAGTTATCAAAAGAAAACCTCAAAAATGGAGATATCAAGATTATTCTGATTTAGTTCCAAACAAAGCAAATGTAACAGGTCCAACAAATCAAGGTAACTATGATATACCAGATAATGCTAGAATGAATGCATGTGAAATAAAAGGTAATCCTAATGGTCCTTCTATAGTTGGTCCAACAAATAGAAAAGGGAAAGTTAAGATAACAAAGAGAGTTACGCATGTTGAAGATAAATTAGGTCCCAAAGGTCCTAATGTTTATAGTACAAATGATAAATCATATGATATTGCATTAAATGAACGTAATACAACTAACTTTGATGATTTTATGCATATTCATAATAAGAATCAAGGAGGTATTAAATTTGATCCTAATGATATTACAAATCCAACTGGAAGACAAACAACTAATCACCCATTTAACACTCATCAAACAGGTAACCAAAAAGAGGGTCATGTATATGATCCCAATGATCAAGCAAATCAAACTATTAGACAAACAACTAATCACCCATTTAACACTCATCAAACAGGTAACCAAAAAGAGGGTCAAGTATATGATCTCAATGATCAAGCAAATCAAACTATTAGACAAACAACTAATCACCCATTTAACACTCATCAAACAGGTAATCAAAAAGAGGGTCAGGCATATGATCCAAATGATCAAGCAAATCAAACTATTAGACAAACAACTAATCACCCATTTAACACTCATCAAACAGGTAACCAAAAAGAGGGTCAAGTATATGATCCCAATGATCAAGCAAATCAAACTATTAGACAAACAACTAATCATCCATTTAACACTCACCAAACAGGTAGCCAAAAAGAGGGTCAAGTATATGATCCTAATGATCAACTATATACAACCATTAGAGAAACAACTAATCACCCATTTAACACTCATCAAACAGGTAGCCAAAAAGAGGGTAAAATATATGATCCCAATGATCAACCATATACAACTATTAGACAAACTACTAATCATCCATTTAACACTCACCAAACTAATAAACAAAAAGAGGGTAAAATATATGATCCTAATGATCAACTATATACAACTATTAGAGAAACAACTAATCATCCATTTAACACTCACCAATCAGGTAATCAAAAAGAGGGTAAAACATATGATTCAAATGATCAAGCAAAAACAACTATTAAACAGACAACAACTAATGAACATTTTAATAGTATGACTAGAAGTTTAGTTGGTTCATATTCAAATCTTTCTGATGAAGCAAAAATGACTATTCGACAAATATTATCAACACAATCATATGATCAGATTATGTCTGCAGTACAACATAATATGTATGCTAATTTTAATGATCAAGCTAGAAATACTCTAAAAGAAATATTAACGCTATGTCAGTTTAACAATACGATGAAATCAAATGGTGGAACATATACATCTTTTCAAGATACGGCTAACAATACTTTGAGACAAATATTAACTAGTTTAGAGTTTAATACAGCTATAGCACCTAATAATAAGAAATCAGTTGCTTTTGATGAAAATGATTTACCAAAAACCACCAAAAAACAGATCCTATCTGACAAACAGTTTAATACAGCTATAGCCAATTTAGTCAGTTCATATGCAAGTCTTTCAGATAATGCCAAAACAACAGTTAAACAACTTTTAACTAATGAACATTTTAATACAAATATTAAACAAAACAATTTATCAACTTATTCTAATCTAACAGATGAAGCTAAAAACACTATTAGACAAATATTAACTCTACAACAATTTAATACTAATATGAAATCTGATGAAAAAGGATCGTATAGTAATATAACAGATAATATTAAAACAACACTACGGGAGTTACTTACACAAACACCACATAATACTAATCTCAATTCTGGAAAAGGGACATATAGCAATATATCAGATAATATTAGAACAACTGTTAGAGAACTTCTAACAATATTTGATTTTAATACAAATATGAAATCAAATCAAAAAGAAACATATACTAATTTACAAGATGAGGCTAAACATACAATTAGAGAATATTTGACTGAAAAAGAGTTTAACACATTTTTAAATCAAACAATTGGTACTTATTCTAATTTATCAGATAATGCTAAAACAACAATTAAACAAGTCTTAGCAACTCAACCATTAGATACTATTATTAATATGAGTTCAAAAGGTTCATATGTTAATATTTCTGATGAAATAAAGATGACTTTAAAACAAATACTCACACTTCAAACTTATAACACAACAATTAAACAAAATATTGGAACTTATACTAATATCTCTGATGAAATTAAAACAACTTTAAAGGATCTTTTAACTACTTTAGAAACAAATCATAATATTAAATCAGCACAAAATGGAACTTATGCTAATTTAACAGATCTTGCTAAACATACAATAAAAGATTTTATAGCAACATCAGAACTAAATTATAATATTAATCCAAATAATAAAAAAGATAAACCACATTTTACAGATCTAGCTAAAATAACACATAAACAAGATCTACTAAATGAAGATTATTTATCTCATCCTGTTGCATCTGGATTAAATAAAAATCCAACGTCTCAGGATGCGGAGAGAAATATGAGACAGAATATAGTTAAGGAGGTGATAGCACAGGGTAGATATCCAACATTAAGTGGGCAAAAACAGATACCAACAACAGAATCGTATGGAAATATACGATTAAATGATAAACCAAATTACAATAGACCAAATGCTCCTACACTTATAACTAATGATAGACAAAAGTTTGATACTAAAATAAAAACGAGTGTATATTATGATGAAAGATTATATAATGAACTATTAAAACAGTTTGACGAGAATCCATTAGTCAATAATATTCAAACAACAGTAAAAAGATAAATATAATTATAGGTCAATAAGATAAGATCAATATATTAATTTATGACGTTATCATATTATGAATTCATAATATGATAATTATCATTTTATGTTATATTAGTAATAAACATAAACGTTTATATAATATATAATATATTATATTGTTCAATGGGAGGAGGATTAATCCAGTTAGCTGCATATGGTATAGAAAATTACTATTTAACAGAAGATCCACAAATAACTTATTTTAAAATTGTTTATAGGAGACATACGAATTTTTCAATAGAACCTATTCCTCAATTTTTCAATATCAAAGCGAATTTTTCTAATAGAGTATCATGTACGATATCTAAAATTGGTGATCTGATTAATAGAACTTATATAGTTATAGATTTACCGAATATTCCAACTTTACCGAATAATGCTAAAGTAAGATGGATTGACAATATTGGTTATGGACTTATAAAAACAGTTGAATTTGAAGTTGGAGGAAAAATAATTGATTCTTCTTATGGTGATTGGTTATATATTTGGAATGAACTGAATAAACGTGATTTAGATGATATAATTGGTAATGTTCCTGAACTAATTGAGTATAGTAGTTCAAAGAATGGTTATCGTTTATATGTTCCATTATCATTTTATTTTTGTAGAAATGTATCATTATCTTTACCAATTATAGCTTTAGAGTATAATGAGGTTAAAATAAATGTTGAATTTAATGATATCTCTAGCTGTTTAATAGTTGGTCCGACACATTATATTTGTTTAGAAGATAGTATCTGTTTGTTTAAACCGTATGAAATGTTACAAATAGATGATACTGATAATTATGTTCAATTTATCAATTTTGATAGTAGTAGTTTAAAGATGGGTTATATTAAGATGGATAATAATGTTGGATTAACTGTCGGAGCGGTTCTAACAGGTTTAGAGACAAAATATCAGACTAAGGTATATGATCCATCAACTAATCAATTTAAGATGATAAAAACAAATGATGAAATATTAAATTTAACAAAATCTAATATGACATTTAGAAATATCTATAATTTGACTCTAGTAGATGCGTATTTATTGGTTGATTATGTTTATTTAGATAATTTAGAGAGATTAAAGTTTGCAAAATCAAATCATGAATATTTGATTGATGTTTGTCAATTTGACAATGATAAAATGATATTTAATTCTAATAATAAGATCAAGATTGGATATTTTAATCCAACAAAAGAAATTATTATTAGAGCACAATATGATTATATGATAAATGATTATTACAAAGATACTTTTAATTATACAACTAGTTTTAATCCAAAAAATGCAAAAAGTCTAATAAAAAAAATTATGATTAAATTAAATGGTTTCAATAGAGAGATAGATTACGATAAGATGTTTTATACATATATTCAAGGTTTTCAACATCATAATTCATTACCACCTTTAGGTTTGTTTATGTATTCATTCAGTTTAAAACCATTTGATAGCCAACCTTCTGGATCATGTAATTTTTCAAAAATAGATGATATAACCATAGATATTACAGTTGAACCAATTAGTTATAATAGAACTGCAAAAATAAAAATATATGCTTTTTCATGGAATATATTTAGGATAATGGATGGGATTGGGGGATTAGTATTCAGTTCATGACATGACTAGATATGCCTTAGTTATAGCTTGTTTAACTTTTTCAATTTTGGTGAATCCGATATCACGCTTATTTTTTAATTCAATCATTTTATTTTTGAGCTCAAATTGTAATGGATTTCTTCTATTTTGATTTTTGAATGCTTCGGAAGCTTTATAATATATTTCTATTTCAGTTAATTCCTTATGATATATTTCTAGATCATTTAGCATTTTATCTAATTTTTTTTTATCTGTTTTCTTTAATATAACTCCCTTCTCTGTTGCATTTTGCAACAGTTTGTCTATATCTCTACGAACTCTTTGTAAATCACAATTATTTCCACCATACATAATGTTTATTTGTCTTTCTTGATTTTCACCACCTCTTTGTGAGAAACTATTAAAACCGAGTTGAATAGTTTCTGCTCGTCTTATTTGATGTTGAGGAAATATAGATAATTGTAAAGTGGGAATATTATTTTTGTTATTGTTTTTATCTTGTGGATTCTTTGTTATCTTAATAGTTCCAACAGTTTTCATCAAATTTTTTACATATTTAACATGATTACTTGTATTAAGATTTGGAACGTTTGGGCCTGCTCCAGGAGCAGGTATACCAACACCTTTTGATAATTCTAATTGCTCAAATATTTTTTGATCATTAAATATGTAATTGTTATTGTTATTTTCATCTTTAAATGTAATATCACCATTTTTATTTATAACAGGATCAAAACCCATACCTGTCAATATTTTATAAGCATTCAATTGTGTTAAATTTTTATTTAAAGTATTCCATCCTCTTAGATTTTTTGATACATGATTATCATCTATTTCTCTAAATACAGCAGCACATTTTTTTGGATCACCATAATTTCCGATTATACTACAAGCGGAAATCATGGTATTACATACATTTACCTTATTACGTACTGGATCATCAAGTCTAGCAGATCCAAAAACTTTACAGTAATCATTATTACCAATCATCTTATTGTATAATTGAGAATTATCAGTTTGAACAACTTGACCATTAATTATTTCTTGATATTCTAAAAATCCATAATTATTAATAATAAATTGACTACCATTGCCTATATTCTCTTTAGGACCAATCAATGCTCCTGTAAATGAATTTTGAGTACTTGTTCCAATAATATGAACTTCATTACCAAATACTCTAATTGCTTTATCTGTTACATTAAATTGTAGTAAATGTCTAATATCAGCATCAAATAGTGTTGGTTCAATATTGGAAATATTGATGTTGCTTAATTCTTGATGTCCATTGAATGCTAATGAACCTGCAAAAGCGTTAAATACAGGTTCAAGAGCACCACCAGCATTATTATTCTCAAGAAAAGTATAATTAAATGGCATTCCTGTAACAAAAGTTTTAATATCATCATGTGCTTTTCTGATGATTTCATATGTACCAATCATATTATCGGGTTGTCCTACTGCAGCTGCATTAAGTTCTCCTGGATTTCCAATACGATTGAATGTTGTTGATGCAGGGTTAACAGCATCAACATTTCCAGGACCAATAAATGATTGGATCAATTGAATAAAGTTTATAACTTGAGTGTCATGATCATAATTTACATTCATAACGGGTGGCATTACTGGTTTATCATTTGGATTAATACGATTAGCAAAAACTCCCGGACAACCAAAAACAGTCCCAGCTGGCGGAGTAATTGTTAATGATACTTGATCAGATAATTCACTTAACAGTTGTAATTCCTTCCCATTCCCACCTATAAATCTCATAAACTGATTGCCAATAACATCATATATATCTTCATTATGGAAATTCATATCAGCAGGAGCACCAGCAGCAGCACGACTATCATGTAAAACCAATCTAACAAAATAGTGAGCTACTAAATGAAAAACAGTCTGTGATAAAACAGGGAATATTGGACCCTGAATTGCATATCTTAAACCTGCTAATACACTCAATGCTTCAACTTTACCTTGATTTAATCCACTACTTCTTCTAACAGTATGGTCAGTTTCTCTTAATGCAATTAAATGGTCAAAATAAGAGGCAATAGTTCCTTGGACCCGTATTCCTCTTTTATTATCTCTATAATTAACATCATTTCTACTATTATATAATATTATGGCGCTGTTAGCATTAAAGTGTTCTGCTGCAAGTTGTAAGAAAATAGCTAATAAACGAATATCATCAGGTGTCAAAACAGTTGCAATATGATCACCTTTTCTACCATTTCTGATACGATCACCAAATTGATTTAATTTTGGTTCAGCTCCCGCAGGAACACCATTTAATAGATCACGATTATCTATAGTATCGCCTCCTGTTGATTCTGATCTTTCTTCGTGATCAGTATATGGAACAATAAAACTACCATTTAGACCATGAGAGACATATAATCCAATGGCTTTATTAAGATCAGGTACTGGTGCAGTTAAACGATTAAAGAAAATGTTTTTACGATGATTTCTGTTACCATCAATACCATTCATTGATAGACTTATAATATAACGCATTGTCAGTGGAGATAATATCGCTTCTTCGATTATTTGAATAATACTAATACCTCCAGAATCAGGCTGAGCTACAATAGAAACTAGAGAAGCCAGAATTTGAATAATACCATATATGAGTGACAATATAATATAGTATGGAATATCATATGGATTTGGACAAACGGTTTTTATTAAATTATAGAAATTTGCAAAACTTGCATTAATAGGACCACCGAGGCCAGTTAACGCGTTAATTATCGTATCTATTTGTGCAGGAGTATAATCTCGATTATTAGCAGCACCACCAGCACCAGCAGGATTAGGAAATAATCCTATAATTGCAGGAAGATTCATAATTGCTGTAATTTCTGTCATACACATTCCTTGTAAATAAGGATTGATATCAAACATATTGTTCACAGTCATCATACAATCGTTAAGATAATCTTGAATAGCATTCGGCCCTGCTGCGAATGCTATTGGAGGACCAGCAACATAAAAAGCAGCTACTCCTGCTCGATTAGTACCCCTTACTGGATTTTTTCTGGTAAAATATATTATGTTATTAACACATAATTGTATATTTACCGTAATATTAGATTGTTTATTACGGTCAATACTTACAGTATTATTTATATCACCAATCACATACTTCTGTGCTGGATGAAAAGTTTCGTAACCATATTCTGTATGTTCATCATCTAAAATTTTTGATAATATCCATGCTCCTTGTCTAAGTATAAATGCGTTATTGGAAATATTTGTTTGTGGTACAGCACCATTATTATATACCAAACCTGGTAATATATAACGCATTATTGGATATTCCTCATAATAATCTGAGATCGTTAATTCATTATCTGACATTTATATTATATTAATAATTATAGAAAATAATTTTATAAAATATTTTGTTTAGATAGTTTTATTTTTATTATTAAATATTAAAATAACTATTTTTTTAATCTACCTCTTTATCATAATATTTATCATATAACAACCTAACCAAATCTCTTATCTCATTGTATTGACTATACTCTTTTATATTCTCTGAAATATTCTTAAACCCATATAATGCCCCATACCATGCCGACGCAATTGAACCAATTGTATCAGAATCACCGATGTTTATCATACTAGTAAATATCAGTTTTTCATAATTATCTTTTGACATCAATAAACAATCATATGCAATTATAATACAGTCATCCGCACCTGCACCAGGATTAATAACCTTTTTATCCGTTGAAAAGTTATCATAATAGTAAATCATTCTTCTAGCAGGATAAATTGAACGAACATTCAATTCAGAAATAATATAATTATAATCAGAAAATGATGTCTCTACATACGTTAATAGCTTATGTAAAAAAAGTTTTTTATCCTCCTTAAAATACTCTATATATAACGGTTTTATCTTACCAATTATCCCATCTATTACATCTGATTGTAATAGATTAATCAGCTCAAATATCCATGTCTCAGGATTAAGACCTCTTAAAGCATATGAAGTAAATATAGATGATGCAATTGAACCGATAAATGCAATACAATTAGGATGTGTTATAGATGTTATCATAATAGTAGTTTCAATCAATTTTAACAGACTAGTTGTTTGATGGAAAGCTAAACCGAGACACATAGTACGCATAGGACCACCTGATCCACCAGCACTAATACTATAACTGAAATTTCTCCAATCAACCCCATTTTTGATACTTTTGATTGCTTCGATTGTCTGTCTCCCTGCCAATAGCTTATCTCTCATATAACCAATATCTTTAAATATTTCTAAATATAGATTGGTTATATTATTATATAGTTCATTTCTACTTTTGTAATTAGTTATCAAACCATTTAATGTTCCAAAATGCATTTCTGTATCATCAGAATTCAAAAGATTTTCCATATTTAGACCAGTTATTCCTCCTTCAGCAATAAAACGGAATAGTAACATATTATTAATCCCTTCAACGGTTCTATCTAAATTTTGATTACTTTCACCTTCTATCATTTTACTCATATAATTTCTCTCACGATCTCCATTTCCAAATCCTATTTTATCACCTATCATTGCTAAATATATTGAGGCAAAATAGTTATCAAACTTATCACTCATTATATAATATATAATAATAAATAAATTTAATCAAGTTATTTCTAATGCAAGTGACTTAAGATTTAAACATCATTATATGATTTGATAATGTGACAAACAAAGAACAGATAATATCACATTATCAAATCATTATATCAAATCATTATATCAAATCATTATATCAAATCATTAAAGGAGTAGAAATATACTATATATATTATATATAATAATTATATAATGCTTTATCATCTATTTTTTATTTATCACATTATGGATCAATATATTTGATCATTAAACTATTTAAATATATATTTGATATCTATATCTATATATATAGATATATGGAAATATCAAAATGTATTTTATATAACAAACTAGATGAAATCAGTAGAAAATATGAGTCAGAACATTTTACGAATATTGATTTTGTAAAACTCTTTAAACTTCATAAAGCAAAATCCCATGAAATTAATGATCTAAAAAATCATATCAAAAGAATTTATCTTAAACTAATCTTAAATTATCATTCAGATAAATATCATCAATATGCAACACAATCAGTGGAAGCAAATAGTTCTGAATATGTATATAATCCAGATATTGATTATTCTGTTAGGATGGATCATATATTGTCGGGTAAAATGGTTTCATATATTTCTGATATTAATGAGATGTTAAATGAAGTTCTAATAAAAGAACCTGAAATATTGATTAGTTTAATAAAAGGTGATATTGATAAAGTATTATTTGAATCATCCTATATTAAAGATTTTAGTAACCTTAAAAACGGGTATGGTAGTTTAGTTGATAAAGAATATAAGAAAGCATCAGAAGAACAATTAAAAGAGTTTGAATCAAAAAACAGTAAAGTGATAGATACAGCACTATCATTAGAAGAGTTAGAACAGTTAATAAACACTTCTAATGAAGAAAGAGAAAAAGTAAAAGTTGAAAATTTGTTTAATGAAGAAGATATGAAAGATCCAAATTTTATGAATAAATTCAATTCAACTTTTGATAATATGACATCAAAATTAGATAATCAAGAAACATTTGAACTGATGCCATGTAATTATAATCAATATAGTCTAAATAGTTATGATAATCTTTTTGGAGGTAATAGCACTTTTAATCAATTAGAAGAAGTATTCCAAATACCAAATCGTGGAAATATGAATAAACAGATAAAACAGATGTCATATGAAGAGATATTAAAAGAGAGAGCTGAATTTGATAAAACAGTAGAAGTTAAATCGATTAATAAGATGGATTAGTTAATTAATTATATTTCGTAATATTTAGATGTTTTTACGAATGATTTTTTTATTTGATTTTTTAGTATATGATTCAATATAGAATTAATCTGTTTTACTGAATCTTTATAACCATTTTCTATCATTTCAACCTTAATAGATTCATCTGTTGGGTAGTCCAAATTCACACCTAATGGATTAAACATTTTAAAACATAATTTATCTAACTGATCATCTTTAGATTTATTATTCTGATTACAATATATTTTAAACATTTCAGAAAAAAAAGCAATAAAATTTAATAAATTTTTTTCAGTTATATATTTTTGTAATGTTTTAAGTTCAGGTATATAACCATCTATACATATTCCAATAGTTTTAAATTTATTTTCATTTCTAACATTATCTATTGGAAAATTATTAACTATTCCACCATCAATATATATTTTTGTTTTATATTCATATGGATTGAATAAAAATGGTAAAGCAGATGTCATATATAGTCCTTCCCATAACATTAAATCAGGATAAGTGAGATAATTTAATGTTTCTTCAGAACAAGTGGTAATATTATAAGTAATCAAATTTATCTCTTTATTAGTTTTATCATATAATTCTTTTAATGTTATATTTGGATTAAAATTTTTATAAGATATTATTTTTTTTAATAGGATTTCATAATCTTTTTGATCAATTAGACTATAATCATTAACTATCTTCTCAAAATTGACATTTAACATATTCTCAAATGGATATTTAATGGCAAATCTATATATTTCATCTATATTCCATTCTAAAATAAGTGATGCACTCAATATAGCACCAATAGATGTTCCATAGAAATATTTTATTTTTTTAAGTATCCCATATTTTTCTAATAATATTAATGAACCTAAAAATGAATAACCTTTTACTGCTCCCCCAGATATTACTAATGTATTGATATCTAATATTTTAATTAAGTCTATTAGATCATTGTTTAAAATTGGAATATCCATATAAAACAATATATATGGATATTTTTTAAATAATTTTTCTTATTGTAATTTAGATAATGTTAAATTTAGCGTCAATCAAAAAAAAAAAAGATATGTTAGCTGAAAAACAGAGATCAATATACAGAAAAATATATCATAATATTGTTTCACTGATAAATCATAATGCAGGAAATAACATTGATTTCTGTTTATTTGAAGTCCCATATTTTATGTTAGATGAAATAACTTATCCATTGAATGAATGTTTGCGTTATTTAGATGCAAAATTAGAGGATATAAAAAAAGATGATAATATAATAGAGATAACTTTTTATCAGCCGAATGTTTATTATATAAAATGGAAAATATAATGTTATGTCTTTAAAGACATCATTTGATGATTAAATTTAAGATTAATATAATTAATAACCCTAATAAGAATACAACTATTGTCTCTTTTAGCTTTGGATCCGATAAAAGTTTTACTATTTTATCAGATCTGTATTTAGTATGTAACATCTGACAGTGCTGACAAGTTTCCATATGTTTTAAAAAATGTTCGTGACTATCTGTATTTATATTTATATTTTCATGTATATGTCTATTTCTATTATCACTTAATGATTTAGTTAATGGTTGTTCATAATTGAAAGTTTCTATCATTCTACTATTATTAGTATTGACGTTAGGCTGTCTAATATTGCTATTATATTGCGGCCATACTTCTTCAAGATAACAATACATTTATATTATAATAATGACAGAAATAATATTTTTTAATTTATTAAATTAGTTTAAAGATAATAAATAGTTTCCAAATAAAGATTATAATAATATTAATATAATTATGAATAAAAATTTAACGACATCTACTGATTTATTATACGATTTACTAGCTGATCCTGATAAAATAAAACCTCAAGCAATTGCCAAAGAGATAGTCAATATAGACACTGATGATGATGATTCATTTATGGTTGATCATAATAATGATAGAATGTCTATTAATAATGTCAACCATAATAAACATAATAATGACAACCATAATAAACATAATAATGATTTCAATCTGTCTCAAACATCTGATTCTCATAAATTAAATAAAATAAAAATACCGAAAAGAGATAGTGAAAATATGAATAAATTATCACCCATTAAAATAAGTCAGATTAAAGAATTAAATTTAGATATGAATAATTTAACTAGTTCTGATGAGAATATTAAACAGATATCACATAAAATAGCAAATAGTCCAAATAGTCCAAATAGTCCAAATAAACCAAATAGTCCAAATGGTATAAATGATAAATCACCTGCTATTGGTATTGGTAATTATACAACAAGATTATCATCAAGACAGAGAGAGTTAAGAACAAAAATATCTAATGATTTAAATATAGATATGAATAATTTTTCATTAAATGATAGAGTTCCAAATGATAAACCAATATTAAATCTAGATAATCAAAAAGATAGATCTATAAGTATAAAAAAAAGCCCTAAAAATGAGAGTCCAAAACCGATACCACAACCGATACCTCAGCCAGTTAAAATGACTATCGCTGATGAGAAAAAACTTAAGTTTAGAAAAATGGAATGTCTAGCAAAATTGATGCATTTAAAACAAACAGGAATAATTCTTTCAAAAACTTATAATATAGAATCAGACATTGAGGATATGGAGGCTGAATTAAAATATCATACAGATATTGAAGTTAAGAAAAATGGTATTGAACTTGCTAAAAGTTTTCTGTGTAATGGGATTACCTTATTCGAGATGGCAAATGAAAAATATGATCCATTTGGATTTAAATTAAAAGGTTGGTCAAATAAGGTAAAAATGAATAAAGATGATTATGATTCTGTTCTTGGAGAGTTAATGGATAAATATAAAAGTAGTGAGGGGAGTCAAATGGAACCTGAATTGAAACTATTTATTATGATTGTCATGAGTGCAGGCTCCGTATGTATATCAAATTCAGTAACAGAAAATCTACCAGGATTAGATGATGTTATAAAAAATAATCCTCAATTAATGGCTAAATTGCAAACAAACATAAATAAATCAATAAGTGGTCCTTCTGAATTAGATAAAAAAAAAGAGTTATATCAAAATTTAAAAAAACTAAAGGAATCAAAACAACAAACTCAAGCGAAACCAACTCAACAAACACAACCAATTCAAAAAGTTCAACAGGTTCAACATACTAAACAATCTAAACCAACATCAGTTAAAAATCTATTACAAGATATCAAAAAATCTTTACCATTAGATTCAATTGTTGATAATAGCGTAACTATTGGTGATACAATTGATACAGAAAGCGATACATCAAAAAAAAAACCTGTTATAAGTGGTGCGATTAGAACCAAAAAAATAATTAAAAATTAAAAATAATATAGCTTTAAATTAAATTAATATAAATAAATTAATGATATATTAGTTATAGACATTTTTAATGGATAATTTAGATATATCTTTAAATGAAATTAATAGACTATTGAATGACACAAATTTAGTAGAGGTTGAAAAAAAGAAGAGAGGAAGAAAACCAAAAAATATTATTAATTCTGAAATTGATTTAAATACAGGCATAAATACAGTAATAGAACAACAACCTGATAAAATAAAAAAAAGAGGTCGTAAATCAGGTACAAAAATAATTAATTTAGAATCAAATACTACAGAAATGCCTTTATCTAATTTGATAATTGCATATTTACCGTTAAAAGATAATGATATTATTAAAGTGACAAATAATCCAATAGAAAAATCAAAAAACACAAAGTTTTTTGATATAAATGATGATAATCTAAATTTAAATTTTAACACAAAAACAAAAAATAGTGGATATTGTCAAAGTTGTAAAAATTATGAATCACAAATTAAACGTTTAGAAGGAAATATAAATAAACTGAAAAATGGAATTATAGAAAGTTCATTATCTTACACTAAAAAAGTATATGATTCAAATGCATCTTTTTACAATAAAAATACAAATAAATGGAATGAACAGACAGATATTGCATGTTGGTGGTGTTGTCATCAATTTAATACAATTCCTTTAGGGATACCAGAATATATTTATAAGAATACTTATTATCTATTCGGTTGTTTTTGTTCATTTAATTGTATGATGGCTTATAATATTGACATAAATGATTATAAAATATGGAATAGACAAACAAATATATATCAAATGAAAAATAAATTAGATCCTGAAAATAAATTGATAATTAAACCAGCTCCTCCAAGACAAACATTAAAATTATTTGGAGGTCCATTAACTATAGAAGAATATAGAGAAAGTTTTTTCGTGATTAATAGACAATTCAGATATTATTTACCAACAATGATATCCATTACTGGAATCATTGAAGAAGAAAATCAAAATACATCTATTAATAATGACATTAAAATAAATAAACATTCAAATCAACCTCAATTAAGAAGAAAAAAACCGTTACCTAATCAAGCATTTGGTTTAAATAATATATTGGAGATGGATAATTAAAATTAAGATTTATCTTTTTTTATTTAAACATCCGTATAAGATTTTTTATTTTTTGTTCTTTTTTTGTTTATTGTTTGTTCTTGTACTGATGTTTTATCTGATGTTTGTTCTAAAGTGATAACTTTCTGATTATATAACTTTTCCCATTCTTCATAAAGTTTATTATTATGTTGATTATTTAATACATACCAACCTTGTAGAAAACTATCTGCTAAATCATCTTTTTTTGTATGTGAATTCAATATATCTATCCATTTATTTAATTCATAGCAGAGTAGCACTGTTTTTGTATTATCAATTGATAATTTTTTGGTTTCTTTATATTTTTTTGTTTCATCAGCTTCTTTTATTGTTTTTGTGTTAAATTCTTTTAATTTATTTGAAGGAGAAATAAATTTAATCTTTTTGACAGATGAACTATCAACAACCCCTCTAATTAAAAACCATGTATATAATGTATCTGAAATAGCTTTCATCGTTGGATTTTTAAATGTTGGTTGATTTTCAATTAAAACCATATCAATATCAGATAGCAATATATCTTTACGTTCATCTAAACATTTTACGAGATGAAATTTTAAATCATCAGTTGTCATATCTTTTACTTTTTTGTTCTTTATTGTATATATTTTTGTTTTGGAATTATTTAGTTTATCAATTAATGATTTGTAATGTTTTGAACATAATGTTTGATTAATGATGTCATTTTTATAATATGTTTTACGATTATTTGTACTGATATTTTCGTCTTGATTACAATTCTGACATATAAGTTTTTTTTCTTGTATCCATTTATCTTCTACATAATCAGACAAAATAGGCGTTAGCAACTCTTCTTTTAAAGATAGATGTTTTGAACAGAAATAGTGTTTACAGTTAAATTCTGAATAGGCGACAACTTTATTGGAACACTTATCTTTTAGACAGAAACATTTTTCAGATTCTTTTTTACTTTCCAATAAATTAATGATATCCCAATGATGAATTATTAGAGTATCTAATTCAGTCCATTCTAATAAACAGACAGCTAAATTCTTTATACCGACATCAAAAGATAAAACTCTCATATAAATAATATCAACTAATAATATTTATATAGTTATTTCACTAAATATAATTTTATTAATACTATTAAGGAAAATATTCATGGGTTATTATTTTTGTTAATTCATTATAGTTGTATTTAGTATAAGATAGTGATTCTTTATATTCTGGTTTTGTTTTGGATATTATATTTTCATAATTACCTTCAGTGTTTAACAATGTCTGTTTATGTATATCAAAATCTGAATCAATAATTAATAATATTTTTAATATAACATATTTAGCATCTTTCATTAATAGTTCATAATTTTCATTAAAATCATCACAAATAATACATTTAATTATTGGATTTTCTCTAAATTTACTAATATCACCATCTTTATTATTTATCATTTCTAAATTTAATGTAAATAGTGGATAAATTTCAAAATATATCAAAAATTTACTACAAATTAATAACAATTTATCTCCTATCAAAACAAAACAAAATCCAAAACTATTAAAATCATTATTAAATATATCTTCTAAATAGTATATGTCGTCATGTAATTTAAGAGCATACATTTCTACATTATAAATAATTTTTTTAATTTCATAATATTTTAAGTGTATTAACAGATCACTCATTATTAATCTAGTTAATTTTTGCTGTTGTTGTTGCTGTTGCTGTTGTTGCTGTTGTTGCTGCTGTTGCTGCTGTTGTTGCTGTTGCTGTTGCTGTTGTTGCTGAAAAGTTGAAGAATTATAATTAAAAACCATTTTTTTTAATTCTTCAATATCATCTAATTCATATCTTTTCAATAGTTTATTAACTTCTAAACTATTCGCACCATCCATTATTATTTCTCCTAATAAATCATTAATATTTGTATATTCTGTATCAAAATAATATTTTACTTTTTCTTTATGTGCATCTTCCCTATTGCTTTGTTTTGCTTTTCTACTTAGTGCTTTAACTATTTGATAATTCAATAATGGTTTTGACTGTTTGATATAGTCTGATTGATTTTTTAATAGTAATCTGTATAGTCCTTTAATATTTGTAATCTCACCGCCAACAAAATAGAAATCTACTGATTGACCAGCATTTAATTTACGCATACGATATAATCCTTGAGCAACAGCTGTATAAGATGAATTCATATTAACATAACATAATGCTTTCATATTTGTATATCTCTCTTGTTTTATATCAGTTCCTATTGTATGTGCTTGATCATAATACATAATTGGATTATTTAACTGAAGATTATCATCATACAATTTAACACTTCTATCTGTATGGTCAATATATTTCACTTTATCTGATTCATCTATAAATATAACATGACGATTTTGTTCTTCTGATAACTCTTGTGCTTTTGATTCATTCGTTTGCATTCTAAAATTACAACATATATCAATATATGCATCATAATTATCCTGATTTGTAACTATTTTAGCTTGTGATATTGCATATGCGATATTTATTGATTCATCTTTGTCTTCATATTTTTCATATTTTAAATCATCAACTTCAGGAAATAAAACATTTACAGTACCACTATAACCTATTTTATATATATTATCAATTAATAATAGATCAACAAAAGATATATTAATCTGTTCTTCTGTTATAACTATGGTTGATATAATATACTCTATTATTTTATCTTTGTATTCTTTATAGATATCTTTAACTTGTTCTACTGAAATATCTAAATAATCGTATCCTCTAAACCGTTTATATATTTTAGTCTGGATTATAAAATCTACCATTAAAGGTGTTATATTTAGATTTATACGATAATAATAATCTATTGTTAAGAAAAACGTTAATATTATTGAAGAAAAGGTTGAATTTATAGATGGTTTATCTTTTCCTAAGAATGGTATTGCATATGCTTTTGTTGGATTTATTCCCCAATTTAATTGCATAACTAATATATCATCATCTATACATTTTTTAAAATACAATAGATCATTATATATTAATTTATCAGCATCATCTAGAATAGGGTGGGATTCTGATATTTTATCATATAAAATTTTAACTTTTTTGTACAAATCTAAAGTTTGTTCTGTTTGACGAATTTTTGTGATTAAATTAAAATTACTCTTGAGAGGATCTATAAATGAATCAACCTCGTCAATCAAAAATATAGAATTTTGTTCTATTGGTTTTATTGGATTATTTTGAGTATTCTTATTAGATGAACAAGATAAACCTAAATGACTACAATAAATATCTATATTTGTTGCAATTATTACTTTATCTCTGATGTTAAAATATAGAAGAAATGGTGCCATTGTTTTTTCTGTCGGTTCAAGTAAATGTTTTGGAACTATAACATATACTGTTTTTTTATGAACAATAGTAAAATATAGTGTCAATAATGGAGTTAAAACTGCAGATTTACCTTTACCCATCATAAAATGTTGTATTGTTATTGGTATATCGCGTGACCAGTCTAAAAATTGTCCACCATCTTGTTTTATACCAGATAACTGATTTGCTTTAACCAAAATAAATTTACTTTTTTTACCATTAAATGGTTTATCATATTTATTTTCCATGTCATCATTATAATTTTCTATAATTCTCCTGTAGATCTGTAATTGTTCTTCTAATACAGGACCAAAAATAAATTCAAATATATATTCAAACAGAAATTCATACTTATTGATACGCATTTTAAATAACTCGACATTTGATGCTATTAAAGATTGTCTTAATTTATCATCTTCTGCTTTTTCAAATAGCTTTAAAAAAGATTGTGTTTTTGTAGTTCTAATATATTGCATATATTCAATAATACTATCTCGTAAAAGATTAAATGATTCAACTTTCATTAAACTATCTATTTTAGTAGCATATATTTCATTTAAGTATTCTTTTAGATCTTTAAATACATCAGTGAGGTCTAATGTATTTATTCCAGTATTCATAGATAACTTACTCAATTTATTAGACAATTTTATACAAGCTGTATATATGTCATATATATCACCATTAAACATTTTCAAATTATCATTCATAAAAATAATGCATTCAGATTTATCAATAATGCCAACATTTAATAATGATTTTAGTAGATGTATCATTTTAGTCGGATGGCTTTTTATATCCTTGATTTCAATAACATCACTTGAAAACAAAAAATCAATATCTTGTTCATCATTTATAGCTCCTGCTATTTGTTCATATTGATATGTTCTAGCATATTCATGTTTAAGATGTGTGAGATTTAGATATGTAAGTTCATTATTAGTAATCGTATAACCAATATTGGTTGTTTCAGTCACAAAAAATGCCGTTAAATGATTATATCCATATATATCAATTATTGTTTTTAAATTTTTCCAACCTTCAGGTGTTGCAGGATAATATTTATTCAAAGGTGATATTGGAATTGTTAAAGTTATTTTATCCTCTATTGGTGATAGAGGATTTATGTCTGGTATTAATTGCATATTATTATGAACAAAACATACAACATTATATTGATCATTTTTTTCATAAACAAGGTAACACCCTGCATTGGGTAATAATTTTATAAATGGTAATTTTATTACATTTAATGGTATTGTCTCATTACCTTTATAATAGATGTTTTTTATTTTTTTGTCGGTAGTGGTAGTTATAATTTTAACATAAAACACATAATTAAATATATAATAGCTATTTTCGTTTGTAGAGTTAGAGACAGATACATAGATATCATTACCAAAAAATAATAAAGGATGATATCCTTCAGCTATTTTTACATATTTATAACTATTATTATAGTCTGTAATCTTATGATATTTTGCAAATAAGTCACATATATTAGATTGTAAATTATCTGATATCATAAATTCAATCACTGTGCTAGTAAATTCTTCTTTAGTTTTTGTATATGATTTAAAATATTTTAACATCATTTCTAACGTATTTATGGTTATACTTGGATTACCTGAAAAAAATTCTAATATTGAATATTCAGATTTTATGTCTATTTCATCAAATTGTATCTGATTATAATCTATAGAACCAAAAAATAAATACTGTAAATGAATTAGAGATATTAGATATGTTTTTCTGTCTGAATTTAAATAGTCATAATTATCATAATAAGTATTTAAAAAAAAATGGAGCAGTTT